CAAAAAGGAGATATCTCATGACAGCGAGAATGTTTGATGCTGACTCGACAGCAAAACTTAAAAGATTAATAGAAGAAGGTATGCAAGTCAAACAAGAAGTTTCTGACTTAAATGCTGGGTTACGTGAAACTGTTAAAGCATTGTCTGAAGAACTGGAAATTAAACCAGCAATGCTAAACAAAGCAATTAGTGTCGCATTTAAGGCAGGATTGCATGATGAACAAGCAAAACTTGAAGAACTGGAAACTATTTTAGCAACAGTTGGCAAAACACAATAGTGATAGCAACAGTTAAACAGTTCTTTAAAGATTCATATACCTTAAGTCCTGTGGCTTTTTGGTGTGAGACATTTGAAACTATATTATTAGTTGGTGGTAGTGCAGTATTAACATTTACAGTACTAGATCCAGCAACATGGATATTTGTTCCAATGTATTTGGTTGGTTCTATATTAGGAATAATTAGTTCAGTAATTCGTAAAGTAGCAATGGTAATATTTTTGTGCAGTTGGTTTACAGTAATGAATTTAATAGCATTAACAACATTAATAATTAATGCAATATGAGTTACATAGACGCATACTTTAATAGAGAACGTGATCAACTTTATGTTGCAGAACGTGTAAATGGTAAAAGAATTTACACAGACTATCCAGCAAGATATGTATTTTACTATGAAGATCCTAAAGGTAAACATAGATCAATTTTTAATACACCAGTATCTAGAATATCAACCAAGCAAAATAAAGATTTTCAAAAAGAATTAGCCGCACATAAAGGTAAGCAAATTTATGAAGCAGACATAAATCCAATCTTTAGATGTTTAGAAGACCATTATATTGATCGTGAAACGCCACAACTAAACATTGCTTTTTTTGATATTGAAGTTGATTTCGATCCAACTAAAGGTTTTTCAAAAGCATCAGATCCATTTATGCCAATTACATCAATTACATTATATCTTCAATGGATTAAACAGTTAGTTACAATTGTTATACCACCCAAAACACTTACTAAAGAAGAAGCAACAGAAAATATAAAAGATTTTGATAACACATACATTGTTGATAATGAAGCAGAACTTTTACAAACATTCCTTGGTGTAATAGAAGATGTTGATGTATTAAGTGGTTGGAATTCAGAAGGATATGATATACCATATATTGTTAATAGAACAATAAAAGTATTAAGCAAAGATGACACTCGTAAAATGTGTTTATGGAGTTTACCACCACGCAAAAGAAAATTTGAACGTTTTGGCAACGAAGAAACTACATATGATTTAATTGGTCGAGTCCATTTAGACTATATGCAATTATATAGAAAATACACATATGAAGAAAGGCATTCATTTAGTTTAGATGCAATCAGTTTTGAAGAACTAGGAGAACGAAAAACTTTATATGAAGGAACATTAGATACCTTATACAACAATGACTTTAAAACATTTGTTGAATATAATAGACAAGATGTAATGCTAATTTCTAAACTTGATGACAAACTAAAATTTATAGATTTATCAAATGAGTTGGCTCACGCAAATACTGTATTGCTACAAACTACAATGGGTGCAGTTGCAGTTACAGAACAAGCAATTATAAATGAAACGCATAGACGTGGTATGGTAGTTCCAAATAGACCACATCGTGAACCACACTCAACATCAGCGGCAGTTGGTGCCTATGTTGCTCATCCACAAAAAGGATTGCATGATTATATTGGCTCAATTGATATTAATTCACTATACCCATCAATCATTAGAGCATTGAACATGGGTCCAGAAACTATTGTTGGACAAATAAAACAAGATGCTACAACTAAAATGATTAATGAACGAATACAATTTGAAAAGAAAACACCAGCATCAGCATGGGAAGGAGAATTTGCTACAGTTGAGTATACAGAAGTTTTAAGAAAAAATAGAGCATTCAATTGTGTAGTTGAATGGACCAATGGAACTGAAAGTACACATACAGCGGCAGAACTGTATGGTATGATATTTGAAAATGAATCTAAATGGGGTTTATCTGCAAATGGTACAATATTCACATATGAATTCGAAGCAGTTATTCCAGGATTATTAGAAAAATGGTTTTCTGAACGAAAGCAAATGCAAAATAAATTACGTGAATCTATACAAGCCGGAAATAAAGTTGAACAAACATTTTGGGATAAAAGACAATTAGTTAAAAAAATTAACTTAAACAGTTTATATGGTGCTCTATTAAATCCAGGTTGTAGATTTTTTGACTTAAGATTAGGACAATCAATAACACTAACAGGTAGAACTATTACAAAACATATGGCGGCAAAAACAAATGAAATTATTTCTGGTGAATATAATCATCGAGGTAAGGGAATAATATATGGTGATACTGATTCTGTTTATTTTTCTGCATACCCGATGGTTAAAGAAGAAGTAGAAGCAAAAAAAATGCCTTGGACAAAAGAATCATGCATCGAATTATATGATAAAATTGCAGATGAAGTAAACAAGTCATTTCCAAGATTTATGTATGAGGCTTGCCATTCACCAGAATCAAAAGGTAAAATAATTCGTGGCGGCAGAGAAGCAGTAGCATCAAAAGGTTTGTTTATTACTAAAAAACGTTATGCTACTTTAATTTATGATCTAGAAGGTACTAGACAAGATAAAGTTGAAGGTACTTGGAACAGAAATGTTAACGTTGACGAATATGGAAAAGTTAAAGCAATGGGATTAGACTTAAAAAGATCTGATACACCAAAATTTGTACAAGATTTCTTAAGTGATATATTATTAATGGTACTAACAAATAAAACAGAAGCAGAAATAATAAAATTTATTCAAGATTTTAGATTAGAATTTAGAGAACGTCCAGGTTGGGAAAAAGGAACCCCAAAACGTGTAAACAATCTCACCGAATATGTAAAGAAAGAGCAACGACTTGGTAAAGCAAATATGCCTGGCCACGTAAGAGCAAGTATGAATTGGAATACAGTCAAAAAAATGTACAAAGACCAACACTCGTTAGACATAACAGATGGTTCAAAAGTTATTGTATGTAGATTGAAAAATAATCCATTAGGATATACATCAATAGCATATCCTATAGATGAATTAAGAATACCACAATGGTTTAAAGAATTATCTTTTGATAATGAAGGTATGGAAGAGGCCATAATTAATAAAAAACTAAACAACTTAATTGGTGTACTAGATTATGATTTAGGAGCATCGGAACAAAACACTACGTTTTCAACTCTGTTTGAATTTTAATGAATCAAAAATTAAAAAATAAATTTAATGATATACTACAAGAATTAAATTCTATTGATATTACTGAAGTTGAAAAACATCAAGAAACATTAGAAAATATGCTTACTAAAACACGCACAGCAATTAATATGTTACGTGACATAAATCCAAATCTATTAGCCTCACTTAATATACAATCAACAAATTCAAAAACTGCAGAATGGTTTGAGTTAGATCGAAAAAACAAAATAGAACCAATTGTACCTCCCAAACTTAAAAAAGATTTATTAGGTATATGTGAAAACGCAAAAATTCATACGTTATCTTGTTTACTATTAGGATTAGGTAATGGTTACTGGATTGATCATTTATCAGCATTTGAACAAATTCATACTGTTGATTTTTATCCACATATTCCGGAAGAACTTAATAAAAAATATCAACCAAAGTTTTTAGCACATCTAATCCATTGTATGTTAGATGCTAATCATGGATACACTAATTTAGATATAATACCAAATGATGAAGTTGGATATATTTTTAGTTGGGATTTTTTACCATATTTTACTGTACCACAATTAGAAAAATTATTTACACAAATGAATAATAAACTAATAAATGGTGGGCGAGGACTTATACATTTCGCAAATGCTGACAACAAAAACGATCTAGAATTAATTAAACAAGGATATTATGCATACAATGATCAAAAAACAATTACAGAACTTATATTCAACTGTACCAATTTTGATATTGAACAAATTCATACTGATACTCCAAACTGTTCTTATATACAATTTAAGAAACCAGGTGATGTTGACTGGAAGAAACAAGAATGGTGGCGTTATAATCTTATTACCAAACGTGATCCAGAAGTAAAAATATTGCCTCCAGAAGATTAATTTGTTTGACTTATGATCTAAATAATGTTACTATTAATAGAATCATCGATGATAATAAGGAATAGGCAATGAAAGACACATTATTAGACATAGTAAAGCATACACATACATTAGGCTTTCTAAATCTGGTTAAGATTGTATCAGATAGTAAAGAAACAACAATCGAATCAATGGCAGATGACAGATCTGTTATTATGAAAGGAAAATTTCACAAACCAGTTGCTGGTATTGATGGTACATTTGGTATGCCACAGTTAAACAAACTAGACATATTGTTAAAAGTACCTGAATACAAAGACAATGCAAAAATTACAGTTACCACTAGAGATAAAGACGGAGTAAAATATCCAACAGGATTACACTTCGAAAATGCAAATGGCGACTTTAAAAATGACTACAGGTTTATGAATGCTGAAATTATTGAAGAAAAACTTAAATCTGTTAAGTTCAGAGGTGTTACTTGGGATATAGAATTTGAACCAACAATGGCATCTGTTACAAGATTAAGTTATCAAGTTCAAGCAAACAGCGAAGAAACTTCATTTATTGCTAAAACTGATGGCACGGATTTGAAGTTTTATTTTGGAGACCATTCAACTCATGCAGGAGAATTTATTTTCCAACCAAATGTTACAGGCACATTAGATAAAAATTGGGCATGGCCGGTTGCACAGGTTCTACAAATATTAAAGTTGGCAGAATCATCATCTTTAAAGATACATTTATCAAATGAAGGTGCATTACAAATTACAGTTGATTCTGGCATCGGTGAGTATCAGTTTATTCTTCCTGCTCAAAGCAAGTAAGTGAACACTAATCTCACAGAGACCCAAAAAGATTATGCAGTCTTTTTACCTGCAGTCAGTGGTTTTTATGCAACATTTATTGGCAAACAACGATTTGAAGAATACGTAAACTATAAACGTATTCCAAAAAACTTTGTAAATGGAGTAGAAAGTTTAAACTTCCTAGATCCAAAAGCACAATTTAATTATAAATGGTGTTTGTATTCGGCAGGTCATGCCGCATTAGACCTAAACAAAGATGCCCCAGGTGAAGATATGTTTCGCAATAGAGATAAGTCAACATCATGGACATTAG